GGTGAGAAAACAGCAGAGAACTCTGTGTCTGGTGGAGTAGCACTAGGAGGCGGCTTAGTTTCAGCCGCTGTGGCAACAGTGTCTGCCCCTGCTGCTGCTGTAATAGGTCTAGGAACTTTGGCGGCTAGTGGAACTATGGGCGCAGGCGAGGCCGCTTTTGAGCAAGAAGAAAAAGTAGGTGACTACGATTCCGCACTAGCTACAGGCCAAGGCATTCTAATTGGTATCTTGGATAAGTTTGGTGCAAGTAAGGTAATCCCTGCATCCAAGTTATTGAAAATGACCCCTAAACAAATAGCAAAGACCTTAGAAAAGAAAGGTTTTGGTAATGCAGCTAAAGAGGTACTTAAAAGAACCGCAGTAGAGGGAGTAACAGAAGTTGCTCAAGAAGGTGTCTCTATGGCAGGCGCTGCCGAACGCGGTGGTGAGTACACTCAGAAAGAAGTAGAAGACAGATCAATAGATGCCTTTGCTCTAGGTTCAACTAACGCAGGCGCAGTACAAGTAGTAACAGGAGGTGCAAGCCTTGTCCGTGGTAAGCCTGCTAATTTGAGTGACAGAGCGGCACAAGCTACATTTGCACAGCGCCTTGATGCTTTAGCTAGGGAAGGTAATGCTGAAGGTAAAGAATTCAACCTTAAAGATTTAGACACAACTTCTGTTACTGGTGTCAGAGCATTGATGGACTTAGCCCACGCTAATATTGCGTCAGACATAACCAACCTAGAGAGTGACCTAAGTGCATATCTCAATGTAAACGACAAGTCACTTACGTCCCAACAAAAAGCAGACAGAGTAAGAGTCAAAAAACTTCTACAGCAAGCCAGAAACAAAACCAAGTCAGTATTGGGTCGTAGTGATTTTGAACTGCTTAAATCTATGGTTGGTGGAACTGCGGATGGCAAGAGGCTAATCAACGCAGTCAAAGAATCTCAAGAGCAAACTAAAGTCTGGAATGCAGGCATGAAAGGCGGTTTGTCTAAGTTCACTGACAACGCTAGTCCCTTACCCCAAGGTAACAACTACAGTGGTCAAGCCGCTTTAACCAATGCTATGAGAGCAGCTACTTTTGGTGGGCTTGCAGGCTCTACAGCAGGCGCATCTATACCTGTGGCTATAGGCGCAGTAGCAGGCGGTAGGATGATTGATGCCATCACAGGTAGACGCTCTAAAGTAAGGCGCTACATCAACAGAAATAAAGGTAATCAAGGTTTAGGAGCAGTTTCTGGTTTAGGTGAAGTAGATAAAAACTTAGCGAAAGCCAAAGCAGCTAATGAAAAAGCCAAAGCTAAATCTGAAGCCGAAACTCAAGCGAAAAGAGACAAGGCGTTCTTCTTATACAGCGAAGGCAGTCCCCCAGTAGGCACTAGCCCAGAGGGTATTTACCAAAGGTTCACTGGAATGGACAGGGCAGGACTTGAGTTAACAATTGCAGAGGCTCTGTCTGACCCTAATCTTGATCCTTCAGTAAGAAAAGATTTAGAGACACTTGTAGAAAGCATGAAGTACGGTGAGCGAGTATCTGGATTTTCTGTTCGTTACATCAATGGACTAATAGAACAAAATCCTGAAGTTGCCAAGCGTCGAGTTAGACCTGTAGAGCCTGAGTCTGGCTTACAGACAGCAATAGCTGTCGGGGGTGCGTCTGGTCGGCCTATTACTCCGAAAGAGCAAGGCAAACTAGATAACAACGCCAGAGTAAACCGTCTGAAAGAAGAGTTAGAGGCTGATACCTCAGTAAATGGTACAGAGCGCGATCTTCTGGGCAAAGCACTAGATAAGATGCTATTCGATTTAGGAAAGAACCCTATAGACGCTATGTTAGCTATAGAAAAGACCTTACAAGAAAAGGGTGTTCCCCAAGAACTAATCAACAAGTATGTCGTTGGTTATAGGGAACTTGTGCAGCAACAGCAGCAGGCTAGAAAGGGCGGTGACGAGACACCTACACCACCTACTGAGCCTAATAGCCCACAGCCACCTGTAGTTCAACCACAGCCACAGCCACCTGTAGTTCAACCACAGCCACAGCCACCTGTAGTTCAACCACAGCCACCTGTAGATAGAACTCCGAAACCAATGCCACCGCCAATTAATAAGCCTGCGCCCCCTGAAGTAAAAGATCAGCTTCCTAAAGCCGAAGGGATTATCAAAATCTTTGATATAGGCAACAAAGGCTCTGTGTGGGAAAACGGAATTTCTAATGTAGATGACTTTATTGCACTAGGGAAAGCACTTAACCTAACGATTGAAGTATCAAAATCACAAGCAGCCTTTGACCGATATAGGAAATCTATTGGCTACTACGGTGTTAACGGTAAGAATCTTATGGGCTTTAATGCTCAACCGAAAGACTTTAGTAGAGGGGCTAAAATTGCAGTTAAAGCCACAAAAGAACAATCTGATATAGATGTATTAATTTTCCTAGCCCATGAAATATCCCACACCCTTGAGGGGGCTAGTAATGCGGTTGGTGCTACTGAAAAACCCAAATGGTTAAGCAAAGTGGCTGCACATCCTGAAAGTCGTGTACGCGAAGATATTTTAGATGGGAGTTTCAGAGACAAACTGAACGATGTCGTAAGGAACGCCCAGACTAAAGACGGTACTCCCCAAGAAAAGGAGATACTAAAAGAAATTAATTACATACAGAACCAACTGCTAGTATCTTTTGGAGGAAATCCTGCCGTTGGGACTTCATATGTGAGAGGGTATTCTTGGCAGAGAAACTTCTTTGAGAAAGTACTGTCACTTTCTGGTGGTTATGATTCGCTTGGGGGTGTTTTGACACAACGTCAGAAAATGGAGATGGAAAACTACAAGAAGAATCTTAGTAAAAGTGCAAAAAAACATATGAAGTACCAGACCAATGCTGCTGAATTGGCAGTAGACCCAGTATGGGTTTATTTGGCGAATCCCAAACTAATGAAAGAAGTAGCACCTGAAACTTCTAGGCTAATACAGCAGTATTTTAAAACACAGGCAAAATCATTCCCTGTCAGCTTCCACGCTAATCCAATAGCGGCAATCCTTGCGATTGTGCTTGCAGGAATGGTGTCTAGAGAGAGAGAAGAAGAGGAAAAATCAAAGCAGCAACCTCCTCAACCCCTCCCTCCTGGTCAAGGAATCCTAAACGCTTAAAAACCCACATAAGGAGAGTTATGTGTCTTACACCGTTAGTGATCTAGTGGTCATGCTTGAACGCATTGACCTAGTAAAGAAAAGCCCCTTATTAACCGCTGTCCAACGACAGGTGATTTTAAAGGATATGTCTAATGACCTTCCGCTTGAGATGTTTAGTACTTCATTCAAAGGGTCGCGGAGCATTGTTAAAAGCATACTTGAGGAGTTACAGAATGTCGGAGAGCAAAGTAAGGAAAGCACGAGCAAAAGCACCCCCGAAACCAAAGGTTTGTCCACAGAAAGCGCCAAAGCGAAACTACATGACAGAGTTGGCGAAGACGGAGGAAGGCAGGGCGTTAAGGAAGATGTGGTCGCTAAAGCCCAGAAAAAACCCAGGAAGGCCAAAGGGAGTACCTGACGGATACCGTAAGGACACCATTGCGCCACTAAGAGAACAGGCCAAGAAAGACGCTAAAAAGGTAGTCAAAATTATGAGCAAAGAATACAACATTGAAGACGAATACCAAAAAGAAGCCCTAACTACGGCTGTCGAAGTCATGCGCCTTGTTGGTGAGACTAGAGAGCGACTAGCGGCTGCACGTTTAGTTTTGGATTTCACTAAGTCCAAGCCTGCTAGTAAGTCAGATGTCTCTATTTCTAGAGCAGAAGATTTCCTAGCGTCATTACTGCAAGAGGATGAGCAACCCGATGCACAAGAAACTAGCAACGATACGGAAGAGACTGCTGAATGACTTCAGTTTCTACGCAAACGCAGCATTAAAGATAAGAACAAAAGACGGTCAGATATCCCCACTGAAGTTAAACTCAGCACAGCAAATACTCGATACTGTAGTCCAGAATCAGTTAGCCACCGAAGGTAAAGTCAGAGTCATCATCCTAAAGGCAAGACAGCAAGGTTTGTCTACCTACACTGGTGGTTATCTCTATCATTCGGTAAGTCAAAAAGCAGCCAAGAAAGCAATGGTCATTACACACCATGCTGACTCAACACGCGCTCTTTTTGATATGACTAAAAGATTCCATGAGCATTGCCCTGCTATCCTAAAGCCGCACACTAAGTACTCCTCCAGACGAGAGATGAATTTTGATGTACTAGATTCTTCTTTTGTTGTTTCTACAGCAGGAGGTGAATCAATTGGTCGCGGAGAGACTCTAACGCACGTTCACGCTTCAGAACTCGCCTTTTGGCAGAAGAGTACTGCATTAGACAATTGGAATGGACTCACACAGGCAGTACCCAACAATAAAGGTACGGCTATCTTTGTGGAGTCAACAGCCAATGGTGCGACAGGTGTATTTGCGGATTTATGGCGAGGTGCGGTGGATGGTACTAATGGGTTTCTACCTTGTTTTATTCCTTGGTTTACAGACCTTTCTTATCGTGAAGAAGTACCTGAAAACTTTGAAAGAACGCCTGACGAGATAGATATCGCCAAGCTGTATGACTTAGACGATGAGCAGCTAATGTTCAGAAGACGAAAGATTGCACAGAATGGTTTAGACCTCTTCAGACAGGAATACCCTAGTTTTGCTGACGAAAGCTTTTTGAACACTGGACGGCCTGTGTTTAACCCAGAGCAAGTAACCAAACGCCTAGGCGATACCGAAGAACTCAAAGAGCGATTAGCACTAGAGGGTGGCGAGTGGGTTAACAATGCTAGAGGTGAACTCAGTACATACAGGAAACACCAAGAGGGTGAACAGTATGTTATCGGAGCCGACTGTAGTATGGGTATTAGAGGGGGTGACTACTCAGTTGCCCAAGTCCTTGACTCTAAGAAACGCCAAGTAGCGACTTGGAGAGGCCATGCTCACCCTGATTACTTTGCTGAAGTACTCTATGCCCTTGGCGAGTATTACAACGAAGCTTTCATCTGTGTAGAGAACAACTCGCACGGAATCCTGACCTGTACGAGGTTAGGTAAAGATATGGCTTACCCTAACTTCTACACGGAAACCCAGATCGACAAACTCACAGATCGTGAGACAACCAAATTGGGATTCACAACAACATCTAAATCAAAACCGTTGATCATTGACCAACTACGAGCCGCTATGCGCGACGAGGCGTTGGAAGTGAACGACAAGGTAAGTTTACGAGAGATGTTGACTTATATCGTCACTGAGAGCGGAGCAATGCAGGCAGAAGCAGGGTGTTTCGATGACTGTGTAATGGCTCTAGCTTTTGCTAATCATGTCCATGAGGGCGCTTGGATACCCATCGAATCAACTGACTCATTCTATATAGAAATGGTTTAAAAATATGGCTAAGAAAAAAGACTTCAAGAAGCTAACTGACACACAGATAGTGAACTTGGTGGATGACAATGTTGGTCGCGCAGTCGGTTACCACGACAGCGAACTTTCAGCCGAAAGATCAAAAGTGATGGACTACTACAACGGTACGCTACCCAAGCCTACCCACGATGGTAACTCAAAGTATGTATCGCTAGATGTCTATGATGCAGTTCAGAGTATGTCTGCTGCTTTGCTAGAGACTTTCTCAGCAGGCAATAAGACTGTGCAGTTTGCCGCGCAGGGAGCAGAGGACACCAAGATGGCTGCTGTCTGCACAGCGTACACAGACTATGTTGCGTTCAGGCAGAACGATCTATATGCCGTAAATTCTGCGGTTATACACGATGGTTTAACCTCACGCGCAGGCGTAGCCAAAGTCTTTTGGCAGCCACAGTCAGAGACTACCTCAGAGTACTTTGAGAACCTTACACCCGATGAACTTGATGTCCTACTGGCACAAGATGATGTAGAACTAGGTGAGCATGAAGAAGATGAACTAGGGCTGACATCAGGTGAGATACTAATTACCAGGGACACAAGCCAAGTCATCATTGAGAACATTGCCCCAGAAGAGTTCTTGATAGAGTCTCAGGCTAAGAGTCTAGACAGCGTATTGTTTTGCGCTCACAGAACAAAGAAGACAATGACAGAGTTACGCCTTGATGGGTACTCAGAAAAGCTTATTGACAAGATAGGTGACCACACAGATGTAGACTTAGATACTTCACTAGAAATGATGACACGACATGACTCCACCAGTGGTGGTTTCGGGCGAGATAGCGAAGGTTATCAAGACCAAGTTCGTAGTGTCATAGTGTATGAAGCCTATATAGAAATAGACGTAGAGGGTTCGGGAGTTGCTGAACTCTACAAGGTAATAAAAGCAGGCAATGTACTTCTCGACAAAGAGAAAGTATCAAGAAAACCCTTTATTGCTTTTGTTCCTCTCCCGATCCCTCACGCCTTTTATGGTACTAACTTTGCTGAGAAGATCATAGCAACGCAGAACGCACGTACCGTTCTAACACGCTCTATCTTAGACCACGCGGTAATAACCACTAACCCACGATACATGGTGTTAAAGGGTGGCTTAACTAACCCGAAAGAACTGATTGATAACCGTGTTGGCGGTATCGTGAATGTGACTCGTCCAGACT